CCAGAAACAGTGGTAATGACTTTGGGTATCTGCGTTGATGAGCAGGAATGCTGGGCTATACCTATGGAACACCCCCAGTCTGTGTGGAGGGGACAATCTGATAAGATTATACAAATACTTAGGCCTTTCCTTGAAGGTATAAAATGGGTCGGGAATAATTGGAAATTTGATATAAAATGGTTTCGCAAAAAGTATGGTGTTACTGTTAACTTCGGTCCTGATAATATGCTTATTGCTTATGCCAATGACGAAAACCAGCCACATGGCTTGAAGTATCAGGCAAATATTCATTGTCACTCAGGTGACTACGATAAAGATATCATGTGGCCTAAAGAATTCGACCCGGTTACAGATGACATCAAAGCCAAGGTACAGGAGTATTTCCATATAAACCTTAGAAAACTCCTTAAGTACAATGCATTAGACGCTTTTTATTCATACCATGTGTATCCAATAGAACGAAATTTATTGCTAAGGGACATGCGAATGGCACGAATATATAAACATTTACTTGAAAAGGGAAGTTGGGTATTCATGTATGTGGAGGAACACGGTATGTGGGTTGACCCCTCCCGACTAGAAAATGCTACTAGAAAGTGTCAAGCTAATATTGACGCTCTTGTTGAGAGGATGAATGGTATGATTCCCGAAGGATGGATGGAGCGTAACTTGTCGAAGAAACAAATAAAGAAGGGGTTTAATTGGAACAGTCCCCAACAGCTCGGGAAGTTATTATTCCAGGAAGATGGGTTTGATTTTCCCGTCATACAACGAACTTCGACAGGTAAGCCTTCCACCTCGGAATCTGTGCTCATTGAGTTAGGTGCTGACTTTGAACATCCCTTGATAGAAGCGATTGGGAAGTATCGTAAATGGGCTAAATATATGAGCACATATCTTAGACCATGGACTGCAAAACTCGATGAGAATTCTCGATTACATCCCACTTTCTTATTACATGGGACTGTCACAGGAAGATTATCAGGCAAGGATGGAGTTCATCAGGTACCGAGAGATAAGTTTATACGGAGTTTAATAGGAGCTCCCCCAGGTTGGTCATTCTTTGAAATTGACGGTTCTCAAATTGAACTAAGATGTGCCGCTGCTATAGCTATGGAACAAACTATGCTCCGTATATTTGCCACGGGAGGAGATATTCATAAAACTACGGCTTCAACTGTTACAGGTAAACCGATTGAGGACATAACAGGCGATGAGAGAAAGAAGGCAAAAGCTGTGAATTTTGGCTTCCTGTACGGGATGGGCTGGAAAAAGTTTAAACAGTATGCCTGGGAAAAGTACGGTATAAGGCTCACAGATGCTGAAGCTAAACACTATCGTGAGAGATTTTTCCAGTTGTACTCGGGGTTACCTGCATGGCATAACCGGATGAGGAAGTTAGTTAGAGCCCTAGGGTATGTGGTATCCCCCATAGGGAGAAAACGTAGATTACCAGACATTTACTCTGTAGACGGGGATCTACAAGCTGCAGCAGAAAGGGAAGCTATTAACTCTCCTGTTCAGGGGTTCGGTAGTGACTACGTTCTCGCAGCTTTTATTGAAATTGTCTTAGAAAATATACTTCCACAGGATCCCGGTTTTGAGACGATTAGGCCTGTCGGGGCAGTCCATGATGCCGCCTACTTCGAAATACGGAATGATAGATTAGACTATTGGCCGGCCAGGATTAAGAAAATATTTGATGACCCCACAAGGCTTAAGAAATGGTTTGGATACATACCCCCCGTCGCTATCACAGGAGACTGTAAAATTGGTACCCATTGGGGGGATGCTCGGGAATGGGTACCTGACGAGCCTTTACCATTTGAGCCGAGATAAGGAGGTGATAAACGATGAGACAGCCAAAAGTAAGAGCTAATGCCACAGAGATTAATAAGACGCCTAATGAGGTCAGATATCTCTGGGTTATATATCCGAAGGGTGACTTAAACCGTTCAGTTCCTTCGGTATGCATGACGTACCAGACATTAAGCAAAGTAGACATTAGCCGAGTTAAGGAAGCTAAAGTAGTGGACTTGGTCAACAATGAGATATACTATCTCAACCCGAATAGCATACCGTTGCTAATGGAGGAGTGGAGGGATAATTACTTTGACCCGACTTGGGCTATACCCGTTGTAGTTAAGAAGAGGAGGTGAAAACATGAAAGACATTAAACCGAACTGTATCAAGATTGGGGAAGTTGAAGGTACGGATTTGATTGAGTTGTCTGTATCTCGTTTGAAAACCTGGCGAAGGTGTCAGGTGAAACATGACTTCAAGTATGTAGACAAACTCAGACCGAAAAGAAAAGCTGTACCTCTAAGAAGAGGTTCTTGGGTTCACAGTTGTCTGGAAGCCCGGAATGAAGGTAAGAATTGGGTAGACGTGATTAAGCAGCTGAAAGCTGACGAGTATGACAAACTTTTTGCTGAAGAAAAGGCTGAGTTAGGTGATCTGCCCACAGAGGTATTTAGGATTATGAGAGCATACCACCAAACCTATGCCAAGGTTGATTTGGTATACGAAACTATAGCGGCTGAGCAACAGTTCATGATTCGGTTAGGTAAGACACCGTTTGTCCTTACTGGAGTCATTGACCGTATTATGAGAAATAAGACTAATGGCCAAATCTGGTGTCAAGAGTACAAGACAATGAAAAGGCTACCCTCTGAGGATTACAGGCTCTCGGACATTCAGACTACGGTCTACGTACAAGTTTTACAATACCTCGCACCATATCTCGGGTACAACCCCAAGGATGTGATGGGTGTAATTATTGACTATATTTGCACTAAACCTCCGACTATACCCGATGTATTGAAGTCTGGTGAGCTTTCAAGACGGAAAATATTCTGCGATAGGTGGACTTACTTGGCATGCCTCAAGCGTGAAGGTTTAGACCCTGCGGATTATGAGGATTTCCTTGAGAGACTGGATGAGAATAAGTTCTTTTATCGGATACCAATGACTCGTTCAAAGGATATGCTGAATAACGTGTTCAAAGAATTACTCATTACAGGTCAGCAGATAAAAAACTTCAGCGGGAAGATGGTATCAAGGTCTCTTGATTGGACCTGTGATAGGCCAAAGTGTGAGTACCGAGATCTTTGTCTTGCTCAGTTCCAAGGGCTTGATACTAATTTTCTTATTGAGTCTCAGTTTACGAAGGGAGGTGAAGAAGTAAATGGCAAAGAAGTTGAAGACGAATCCGATGACTGACCTAGATTTTGACGATCTAGATGCAGACAGCTTGGATAACGAGGATGAACTTTTGAATACACCTGTGGCGACCCCCATTAGCCCAGAGAATGAAGCAGTTATGGATTTCTCAGAGTTTGAGGACGGCATCACAGAAATTAGCCTAGAAACTGAGAATGAGATGAAAGTGCTAGTTTATGGACCTAATGGTACGGGAAAAACATATATGACAGGTACTTTCCCTGGTCCTGTGCTAGTACTTGATATTAACGAGAAAGGTACGAAGTCATTAATAGGCACAGGGGCAAAGAAAAGGGAGATTCAGACTTTTGAGATGTTTCAGATGGCCTATTGGTACCTCAAGAGTGGGAAACACCCATACAAAACTGTAGTATTAGACAACGTAACAACACTGCAGGAAATGGCTATGAGATATGTAATGGGTAAAGAGGCGGATATAGATATCTCCAAGGACATGGAAATGCCTACAAAACGAGACTGGGGTGGGCTATCCCAAGTCATGAAACGTTGGTTGATTGACTTCCGTAATTTACCTATGAATGTAGTATTTATAGCACAGGAGAGACGGTCAAGTGATGATGATTTAGAAAATGACCAAGTTACTGTTTTCCCACAGGTGTCTGCCTCAGTCCGTGCAATCCTGGGAGCTGCTGTTGATGTCATCGGGAATACTTACATCAGGGAGACAGAAGACGCTAACGGAAAAGTTATAGTTAGATACTGTATGCGGGTAGCCGCAAATCAGAAGTACATGGCAAAATGTCGTGTACCGCGAGGGGCAAAATGTCCTATTGCAATCGTGAATCCGAGCTATCAAGCTCTGAAAAAAATTATGAATGGTGAATATGGAAGGGAGTAATTAACTATGGCAAAAGTTAAAATTGATTTTT